AGTGGGCCAGAGATTTTGAGGCCAAGACATGCGCAAGATAACCATACCAGCACCAGAGGAAGCCCGCGCAAGCCGCGATATTTGGCTGACTTTGCCAGAGCAAAGGCGCGTCATTGGCTTTGCCTATAAGACAGATCGACCGTGGCACTGGAAGGCTGCGTTTTATGGCCCCTGCGGCAAGACAAGAGAATTGCGCGCCCGCACCCTAACCGCGCTGCGGGCCGCTATCGTCACCATCTGGAACGAGGAAAGAGCATGAACATCCTGCCTTATCGCCTAAGCGAGATTTACGATGACAAGAGCCGCAAAGCCTTGTTTGAGGACGTGATCCACCACATCGGCGACCCTAGCCTGACTGCCCTGCTGTGGGCCATCGACGGCGCTATGCAGGCTGACCCGCACGAGATCGCTGACTTGCAGTCGAAAATCAGTGCGCTGGAAAGCGAACTTGAGGACATGGCTGCGGCATTGGAAGAACAGCGCGAAGATGCTGCCTATTGGCGGTCAGTCGCGGACAACTTGCAGGGAATGGTAGACCTATGAGCCTGCCCCCTGACATTGCAGACAAGCTGAGGGCCATCCTGACTCTGGACGGCGACAAGATCGTCTGGCTACCAAGAACGGCTGACTTCTACGCCAACAGTTTCAGCCGCGCCTATGATCCGCAAGGCGCTGCTGACAACTGGAACAGCACAAGAGCAGGCAAAGCCCCGGCTTGGCGCTATGACGCCGCAAGAGGCGATTTCATGGCCCAAGCGCACTTGCGCAAGGTGTCCCTGAAAGACGTGTGCGAACTGCTGGGCGCTGACTACCCGACCCACCGCATCGCCGTTGACTTGGCAATCAAGGCCGACAGCCGAGAGCGTGGCAAAAGGACCATCGTGCAGAGCGTCGAAATCAAGGGCGGCAAGGTCTACTGGACCCGCCGCACTCGCAAGACGCACCCAAGAACAGACCAACTGCTGCTGGACGAGTTTAACCGCAAATACGCAGGGAAAGAGGTTCTCCCGCGTAAGGACGGGATGTATCGCATCGCGTTTCACTATGTCACGCTGCCTGACTTGAAGGCGTGGCTGAAAGAAAAGGAAGCCAAATGACTAAGACGCCTGAGAAGATGCTGAAGTATCTGAAGAAGATCGACAACCTAGGGCTAAAGCAAGTCAGGGTCATCGTGCCTGCGGACGACGAACACAAGGTCGCTGCTTACGCTGACACGCTGCGCCATGACTACCTGAACAAGATCGCCACCACGGCAGACGCGGACGATCCGCGCTTGCAAGAACTGGCGACAGGGCGGCTGGCCTCGGCCATCAAGCCTGCGCAGATCGCAGCTTGGAGGCAAGACCTGAGTCAGAGTCAGCATATACTCTTTGATAGAAAAGTATTGACCATGCAACAAGAATGGTCAAAGATGGTCCTAGCTGTGCAGGCCAAACACGCGGCCATTATGCGCGGTGAGACTGATACGGAACGTCATAGCGCCTTGGCTGCGGTCGCCGCCATGTCCTACCGATCCGCCAAAGACGACCTAATGCAATACGTCGCCGCCAGCATCGCGGCATAAGAAAGGAAGGCTCTGCTATGACCATGAAAATCGTGCGCTCGAAAGAGGAATTTATCGACGTGGCGTCGAAAGAACTCTTTGACGATCTGCGCCATAATATGCACGACCTCGACGAACAGGCGACTGCGGCGGGCTTGGACGATCCCGAAATCCTTTTGCAGATGACAGCCAACATCGCCATGTTTGCGGCGTCTTACGCTGCCTACATACTGGCTGGCCTCTACATGTCCGCCGACAAGAGCGACATCATCGTGGCAAAGGGTCTTGCGGCGCTGGAAGAAGATATCAAAGACGCCATGCAAGGCGGCGTCAAGCTGGCGATCCGCAATGTCGAGGCTGCGAAGCGAATGACAGCGCAGGCTGAAGCCGACACGGACGCGCTGCTGAAGAAGGTGGTCAAGACGTGGAAAAACTGACGCCACTGCCCACCCAAATCGCGGACGCTGCCTATCTGGCTCGCAAGAAGCGCGCTTGTCTGTTCTCGGAACCGGGGACAGGCAAGACGCTGACTGCGCTAGAGGCGTGGAAGCTGGTCGGCGGCAAAATGGTTGTCGTCGCCCCGCCGATTGCCCTGCGCATGTGGGAGAAGAACATCATTGCCCACTGTGGGGCGACCGTGCAGCGCATCAAGGCAGGGAAGGACAAGATTGATCCGACTGTCGATGCCTATGTGCTGTCCTACAATCTGGCGGGCAAATTTGACTTCGCTCCTGACGTGCTGGTGTTGGACGAGGCTGACGCGCTGAAAACGCTGAACAGTGAGCGGACCAAGGCGATCTTTGGCAAGAACTGCGGGATGAAAGACTGCTTGGCTGCTGGGGTGGAAAACATCTGGTTCCTGACTGGCACGCCGATCCGCCGCTATGCCGACGATCTGTATCCGATGCTGAAGGCGCTGTTCCGCGACGATCTTGCACAAGAACTGGCGGTGACTTCGATTGAGGATTTTCGGCAGTTGTTCTGCGTGACGCAGCTTCGGCGCTTTCATCCGCGCCAGCCTGCGACGTGGACAGTCATTGGCAATAAGAACGAGGACAAGCTGCGGGAGTTTATCTACGGCAACGAGATTGCTGTGCGCAGGACGATCCACGATGTCGCCGCCCACATGCCGCCGCTGACTGTGCGGACGGTGACTGTGGACTTCGAGAACAGCGACGAACTGCGGGAAGCGACTGGCGAGGCTGTCTACGCAGACGAGTCTGATCCGATCATGGCGAAGGCGCGCAGGCTGCTGGGGACGGCTAAGAGCAAGGCTGTGGCTGAATACGTCTACGAGACGTGGGAGCAACTGACTTGCCCTGTGCTGGTTCTCTACTGGCACAAGGACGTGGGTGAGGCGCTGACATACCGCCTTCTTGAGCAAGACGCTAAACTGACGATCCACAAGATCGACGGCGCGACGAGCGCGGCTGACAAGCAAAAATACGAGGACGCTTTCAACGCGCAGGAGTCAGACATTCTGCTGGGCCAGATCGCCTCTATGGGAGTCGCTATCAATCTCCAGAAAGGCAGCCACTACGCTGTCTTTGCGGAGCGTGACTGGTCTCCTGCGGCCCAAGAACAAGCCCTGCGCCGCCTGTGGCGGCTTGGGCAAGAGACGCATGTGCATATCGACATTTGCGAGGCAGAGCATCCGATTGACGAGGCAGTCGGCATGGTCGTGAAGCGCAAAGACAAGTCAGCAAACAAGATCGTAAACTGAGGAGAGAGAAGATGTTCTGGAGAAAGAAAGAGGAAGTCATGCCTAAGCGTGACGTGCAGGCAGAGGCGGCAGAGGGCGTCATCAACGCGGCGAAAGTCCTGCCCGCCAAGCGGTTCATGGACTTGATTTACTACACCATCTTGGACAGTCGGCAAGTCAGCACCGAGGACATCGACGCGCTGGCGAACCGCCTGTCGCGGCTGGCTTGGGAAAGGGGGCGGAAATGACCTGCCCACCCTGCACACACGACTGCAACCAAGAAACTCTGAATGAGTTGCTGAAATATGACCCAGAAACTGGAAAGCTATTCTGGTGCCTTCGTGGCCGCAAATGGTTTGCAACAGATGGCAGTTGCAATGCGTGGAACGTGCGGTTTGCTGGTAAGGAAGCCTTTACCACTAACCGTCATGGCTATCTATGTGGGGCAATTTTTAGAAAAACTCACCAAGCACACCGGATTATCTGGATTTTGTGCAACGGTGAAATCCCAGACGGGATGCAGATTGACCATATCAACGGTTATAAGTTTGACAACCGTCTTGCAAATTTGCGCATCGCAACAAACGCAGAAAATTGCTGCAACCGAAGAAAAAGCGACCGCAATACCAGCGGAGTTAAGGGAGTTTCATGGCACAAGCAGATGCAGAAGTGGCGGGCCTGCATAAGGGTGGAAGGCAAATTAAACCATCTAGGCCTTTTCGCGAGCATAGCCGATGCAGAAGCAGCTTACTTGAAGGCCGCTGAGCAAAACCAAGGCCAATTTGCCTACCACCGTAGGGGCTAGACGCATGAGCGAAACCGTCAAAGCCATCAAACGCTTGATCGTTGCGCTGCGTGATCTTGCACAAACACCAACATGCTGTGAGCGGCATGGATTTAATTGTCAGCAAGGCCGAAACTGCCCGGCGAGGAGGGGGAAATGACTGACGAAGAACTGGTGAAGCGGCTGCGCTGGAAGGCTGGTGCATACGCAAAGGAAGCCGCCGAGCGCATCGAAGCCCTGACCGCCGAGCGGGACAAGCATTGGGAGTCGTTTGTGCATTGGCGGAAAGAAGCGGATGCCCTGACCGAGCAACTCAAGCAACTTGTTTCATCCAACGAATACCTAAACTCCCGGCTTGAGAACGTGTTGGCCCGTGAGGCTGAGACCTATGCCGAACATAAGGAACTACTCGAGCAACTTGTTGCGATTAATGAAGCCGCCCGTGCTGACGCCAAGGAGGCCGAGGCTTATGCGGATGAGTTGGCGAAGGATCAGGTTGATCTGTGCAGACAACTTATTGCCGCAGAAGATAAGCTGGCGAAGGCGATGGAGCTTGTGACCTTTGCCAGCAACATGGACGTGACTGATTGGTCTGAGGCACTCGATGTTAAGGACCAAGCCCGAACCACGCTGGCCGAGATTGAGGGAGAACAGCCATGAGTGACACCGATTTGATCCGGCGCGGCGATGTAATCCGAGAAATTGATTGCGGCGGGTGTTATGGTTCATGCGCAAACCCGTCTAGTTGCCAGCTAGAAGATGTGGAGGCTATTCGCGCCCTCCCCGCCGTCGATCCTCTGGCAGACCCACGGGTGAAGGCGTTGGTGCAGGCGCTTCTCCTTGCCCGTGTCCATGTCGCCAACAATGAGCAGGGATGGAGCGTGGGTCGGGCCTCTGCGCGATCTGACCTAGAGATTATCAACGCCACGCTGGCCGAGATTGAGGGAGAGAGGGATGAGTGACCTAGACAACCGCATGCACTTCCGCTGCGGCGACTGCGCCACCAACTTCAGCACAGCCGAGGCCGTCTTCCCGATGGACGTGCGGACGCTGAGCAAGCTGGTCCGTGAAACCAAATGCCCGTGCTGTGGGGCTGGGTCGAAGCGGCTGTATATTCGGGCGAATGTGAAGGCCGACGATGCCGCGTGAAGTCAGCAACAGCCCCGGCGCACGAGCGTTGCGGCTTGCGGGCTACATCAAGCTGCCTGCATGGTGGGTGACTCAGGAGCAATTCGAGTTGATCCAGTATATGACCAAACAGAACCTACCTGAAATAAACAGAATAAAGGAGAGAGCGAGTGCGCCTTGGACCAAAGAGGATCACTAGAGACATGATTACCGCAGCCCAAGAAAAAGGCTGGAACGTGACGCAGACAGCGCGGCACTACGGGATGCACAGAACGTCGATTTCTGCTGCCTGTGAGCGGTTCGGTATCGAACTGTCGCAGTCAAAATTCAGCCCTGACTTGCCGTCTACGCGCAGCCGCTTCTGGAAGGAAGTTGACGCTGCTCCTAAGCCAGTCAAGGCAGCCGTCTGGTCCTGCAAGCCCGGAGCCATTGAGCGCGCTTTGGCAAGACTAGCGGCAGAAAAAGCCTTGCAGGTAAAAAGCTGACTGAGTAACGTCATCTTAGAGGGGCGCACGGAGCCAGAAAGCGGCTTTGTATTGGTCGAGAATCAGACTGCGCTACGGCTCATTTTCACCATAGCGCCCCTCAAATCAACAACAGGATCGAACCCATGAAACGAGCAGACATTCTTGCAGAGGCGGCGAAGCTGACCACAGGCGACCGCAACGCTGCCTACGGCCACCCGCACAACAACCTGACTCACATGGCCGACATGGTGGCGGCGTATCTGCGAGGTAAAACTGGGTATACGCTGGCTCTGACTGCCGAGGACATGGCTTGGATCATGGTTTTCGCCAAAGCCTCGCGCACTGTCGCCACCCGCAAGGACGACAACTACATCGACGCGGCGGCGTATGCAGCCATCGCTGGAGAGTGCCGAGAAATCAGCGAAAGCGCGAAAACCGCGCTTGACAGCTAGGCCGCTCCCGGTCCAATCTGACCAAGACACAAAACACTGACACACGCGACACTGCTATGACCCTGACCAACCGCCACATTCTTCTGCCTGTCAGCCTTGAGCGCGATCTGAACATCTTCGGTGTTCGGCGCGCTTCTTCTTTGCCTGCGCAGATCACAAGGGCGCTGCCAGTGTCATCCCAGACAACCGTGTTAGATGCAAACAACGAACCGGAGTTCTGACATGACACTAGACCTAATCAAGCGGATCAGCGAATCTGTCGCTGCGCAAAAATCTGACTGGCCGCTCTACGACGACGAGCGCGGTCGGCTGGATCGTAACGCCGTGCTGACGGCTTCCGAGAACCTGCGCTGCCTGCGCGAATTGAAGTTTGCAAAGTCCGAGTCGCGGCAGGGCGACAAGTGGGGCATGGCGCAGCGCGGCCACGCTGTCGAGGCATGGGTTGTCGAGCAGATCACGGCATCGCTGGGTCTTGGCGAAGCTGTCGCGCTGGAAGGCGAGAACCAGCGGTCGTTCCTCTGCGACGACGCAGGGCTGTCTGGGACGCCAGACGGGCTGTTCTCCAAGGACGGTATCCTCACGCTGCTGGAGTTTAAGTCAGCCGATCCGCGCACCAATCTGGAAGGCATGACTGCACCCAAGCCGCAGCACTTGGCGCAAGTGCAGCAAAACATGTGGCTGATGAACCTGCACGGCTTGGCCGTTGACCAAGCTGTCGTCCTCTACGTTGACGCCTCTGACTTTCAGCGGATGCGGCAGTTTGAGGTGGTTTATGACGGCGGCGCGACTGCGCGGCGCTCTGAAATCCGCGCTGGTCTGCTGTTCGACGCAGACAGCCCTGCCGCCTTGCCTGCCGAGGGGCTGACGAACAACGGCTGCACCTACTGCCAGTTCAAAGAGGAGTGCAGCGCGATCCAAGTGGCGGCTGGTGAGAAGCGCAAGGAAATGAAGCCGGAGATGCCCGCCTTCGCCCCGCGCGGCATCACCGAGTCAGTCAGGGAATACGGCTCCATCAAGGAGCAGATCAAACTACTGGAAGCGCGAGCAGATGTTCTGAGCGCTACCATCAGGGAATATGCTGTAGCCGAGAACCGCATGGAGTTCGAGACTGCTGCGTATGGCGTCAAAGTCACGGAAGTGGCTGGGCGCAAGACGCTGGACGTTAAAGCCTATGAGGCAGCAACGGGCGTCAAATCGGATGACTTCTACAAGGTCGGTAAGCCGTCGCTCCGGCTGGAAGTCTCCGCGAAGACTGAAAACTGAAACACTCTCACAGGAGACACTCTCATGTCTAACGAAGTCGTCAACTCGCCGTTTGGCAAACCCGTCGCTCTCGCCAACGCTCAGGCTATGGCCGACGCGCTGACTAACTCCGCAGCCCAAGGCCAGATCGGCAGCGCCCCCGATGGTTCGGTTTACCTGAACTTCACGGGTAAGCGCGGCGTCTACGAATTTGGTAAGGACAAGGAAGACTTGGACCCGTCCGAAATCTGGCTGGTCAACATCGCTTCCTTCGAGGAAGGCTTCGTCTGCTGGAAGGGCGGCAAGACCGTCGCGACCCGCATGGCGAACATCTACAGCGGGCAGCACATCGCCGCCCCTGCCCACGACGAAATGGGGCCGTTCAACTCGCAGCAAGGCGAGGGCTGGTTCCCGGCGAAGTCGATGGTCGTCAAGTCGATTGAGGCAGATGACCGTCAGGGCTACTGGAAGATCAACTCGAAGTCCGGCGTAGCCGTCTTTGCTGACTTGCAGTCGCAAGTGGCCGAGCGGCTGCGCGCTGGCCGTGCCTGCTGGCCGCTGGTCCGCATGGGCAAGGAGAAGTTTGAGGCCCAAGGGCAGAAGAACTACAAGCCCAAGCTGGACGTTTACGGCTGGCTCTCGCAGGAAGCTGTGAGCGAATTGGCTGCTGACCCGGAAGCTGACATCGACGAACTGGTGCGCCAGTCAGAAGGTGGTTCTGTGCCTGCGCCTGCCCGCCGCCGTCGCGGCGTCCTCTAAAACTGCAAAGCCCCCGGCGACCAAACCGGGGGCTTTGTGCTTCTTTGGAGAAGCAAGGCTCTGCTAGGACCTGAAGGAAGATTAGAATGGCTGGGACTTCCCGTCAATACCACCTTGTTACTACACATTCCGAGGCGCTCCAGATCATCGCCAAAATCGCTGAGTCTGGGCAGGTTCACGCTCTCGACTTCGAGACGACTGGACTGCGGCCCGGTGAGGCTGACGTGCGGCTGACTTGCATCTGCGGGCCTGCTGGCAGCTACGTCTTCGATCATCTGCACTGCGCGCCGTTCAACGACTACGCGACGCTGCTGGCCGACGCCTGCCCGTGGGCGGTGTTCAACGCTGGCTTCGAGGGGCGCTGGTTCGACTACGGTACGGACGGTCCTGATGTGGTCCTCTACGACGTTGGTGTTATGTCGAAGGCGAAGCTGGGCGGGCGTCCTCTGAGTCTAGCTGACATGGTGAAGCGCGATCTGGGCAAGACACGCGACAACAAGCACCTCCAGACCTCTGACTGGTCGCAAGCCGATCTGTCGCAGGAGCAATACGACTACGGCTTTGAAGACGCAGAGGACACCTATTCGCTATATACCATGTGGAAGACCAATCTGTCGGATGCGCAGTGGGCTGGTTTCCGCGTCCTCAACGACGCTTGGCGCGGCACTGCGGAAATGGAAGACACGGGGATGCTGATCGACGAGCGGCACCATAGCCGCCTGATCCATATGTGGACGCTGCGCCGCGACGCTGCTGAGAAGACGCTGCGCAAATACACGCCAGAAACGATTATTGCGAACCTGCGGTCGAAGAAGCAACTTTCTGACTTCATCAAGACTGTGCTGGACGAAACGAGCATGAGGGCGTGGCCCAAGACGGACAAGTCCGAGCAACTGCAAACCGACCGCAAGCAACTGCGGCAGGCGTCATTCCGTGCGCCCTACCCGTTCTCGCGCTGGCTGGCGGCGCTGATGGTGTTCAACCGCGCTGAGAAGTATCTAGGCACCTACGGCGAGACGCTGCTGACCAAACAGAAGCTGGCAGGGCGCGTCTACGGGCGCTTCAACATCGCGCAGGCGGTGACTGGGCGCTATTCGTCGTCGAACCCGAACCTTCAGAACATCCCGCGCAACCCGATGGTGCGGCGGTCCTTCATCGCCCCGCCCGAGACAGACATGGTGCTGGCCGACTACAGCGGCATCGAACTGCGCGTCTTGGCGGAAGTCAGCAACGACTGGCAGCTTAAACAGGACGTGATCTTCGGGGACGTTCACGCCGAATCTGCCATCACGCTGTTCCGCGTCCCCGCTGATGACTTCAAGGCGAGGCTGAAAGCCAAAGACCCCCGCGCCAAGGAGATGCGGTCCAAGGCCAAGGCGTTTAGCTTCCAGCTTACCTACGGCGCTGGCAACGCTGCGCTGGCCTTGGTTTTGCGCTGCTCTGACGCCGAGGCAGGCGAGTTTGTGGAGAAGTGGGCCGAGCGGTATCCGCAAGCCTACGCGCTGCGCTACCGCATGTTCGATCAGATGAACGCGACAGGGCTGCTGCCCATCAAGTCTGGCCGCACTGTCTTCGTCCACAAAAACGAGCGGTCGCTGCCCGTGGCGTCCAACTACCCGATCCAAGGCGCGGCTGCTGACGTGATGTATCGCGCCGTGACGCGCATGAGCAAGAAGGTCTGGGAACTGCCCTTCGCATCGCGGATGCTGGCTTCTGTGCATGACGAACTGCTGATGCTGTCCGAGGCTGGGCGCGGCGAGGAACTGCGGGAGATCATGGTGGAAGAAATGCGGCAGGCTTGGCTGGACATTTTCCCCGGCTCCGAAACTGCCAACCTGAGCGAAAGCGCAGTCGGCCAATCTTGGGCCGCGAAACCGTAACTATATCTTGTGCGGCCACGGTGCTGACCACACCATATAACGTGGCTTCACAGACACACTGAGAACTGACAAACTGAGCGTCTGCTAAGGAGAACCTGACCATGTTTACCATCGGAATTGACCCCGGATCGCCGCTGACTATCGGCGTCTTGGTCGAGGGCGAACCCCTCAATATTTTCAGCGACGAGGAAGTCGCTGTCCAGCTTGTGAAGGCTGGCCGCAAGTCTGCCTCTTGGGTGAACCAAGCCGCGCTGATTACGAACATCCTGCGCAGTTTGAAGGCCGAGGCAATGGCGCTTGGCTACACGCCTATGGTGGTCATTGAGCGCGTCACCATCCGTCCTAACGAGAGCCTGAGCGCGGGCATCCCCTTCGTCGGGTCGATGTTTCTGACTGAGGGCATCTGCCACGGTCTGCGCATGGCCTGCCGCATCGTGCCGCCGAGCGTTTGGAAGCCCGCTATGAAAATCCAAGTCACTCTGCAAAACCCCAAGGAGCCTGCGCGGCTGCGGGCGTTGGAGTTGTGGCCGGATCGCGCTGACTTGTTCACGCGCAAGAAGGATCACAACCGCGCAGAGTCCCTGCTGATCGCCCGCTATTGGGACGAAATTGGGTCCAAGGCATGAACATGCAGAAGTCTGTTGTCGCTGATCTTATTGAGGCAGCAATTGAGTGGGCCGAGGCTGGCGTCCCCGTATTCCCGACAGGCGAAGACAAGCGCCCGTTGACGGAGAACGGCTTCTATGACGCCAGCACTGACCCCGACGCCATTACGGCCATGTTCAAGGCTGCTGGCAATCGCCTGCACGGCATTGGTGGCCGCATGGGCGCAGAAGCAGGGCTGTTCGCTATCGACGCGGACACCTACAAGAAAGGCGATGCAGGCGCTGCTGCGAAGGCGTATGTGGCCGATCTGGAGCGGGCTGGCCTCTTGCCGCAAACCCGCGTCCACGCCACGCGGAATGGCGGGCGGCACTATCTGTTCCGAGCCAAGGAGTTTCCCAACTGCAAGCCGTCGAAGGGCGTCGAAGTCAAAGGCGAGGGCGGCTACATCGTCCTGCCGCCGTCTCCGGGCTACACGATTGAGCGCGAGGGGCTGGCATCTGCGCCTGCGGCGCTGGTGGAGAGCCTGAAAGCCGCCAGAGCCGCGCAGTCAGCGACAACGCTGGACGTGCTGCGCCAGAACGTCCTGACTGGCGACGACTTCCACGACAGCCTGACGCAGATCGCAGCCAAGCTGTCTGCCGGGGGAGAGCCGCTGGTTCGCGTCCAAGCTGCCGTTATGGAACTGATGCAGGCGTCCGTCGCCGCCAATCCGCAGCACCCCCGCCACGACCGCTGGCAGCCGATCATGGCGGACAAGGGCGGCGAACTGACTCGGATCGTGTCTAGCGGCCACGCCAAATACAACGTCGCCGCCAAGACAGAAGAACTGCGCGAGGCAGCGACAGACACCATCAAGCAAATGGCCGCGTCTATGTTCCCGGCTGTCCGCAACGAAATGGCGCAGCTTCCCATCGTGCGCGCCGACGCCTACGGCGATGACTTCCCCTTCGCCAACAAGCGCGGCTACTTCGGCTTCGAGAAGCTGGACGTTCTGACTGAGGAATTTATCATGCACCCGATCTACCACGCCAGCGAAGTCACTCTGATTTCTGCCGATCCGAAAGCCGGAAAGACGCTGGTCAGTCAGACTTTGGCTATGCACATCGCGGCTGGGCTGGACTTCGACGACAATCTGACTGTCACTGAGCGCCGCCCTGTCCTCTACTTCGCCCTTGAGAGCCAGACTGCGATCAAAAAGCGCCTTGTGGCATGGCGGAAGTATCACGACCCTGCGGGCGACCTCTACACAGACCACAATAACTTTCCGTTCTTCACAGTCGAGGAAAGCCTCAACCTGCTGGACGAGACTTCGAGGATCAATCTTGTCGAGCAGATCAAGGCGACAGAGGTATGGTGGCAGAAGCAGGGCGAGAAGTCGCTGGGCGTCATCGTCATCGACACGCTGACTAAGGCGATGCCGGGTGGCGACCAGAACAGTGTTGAGGACACGTCGGCAGTGTTCGACATTATCGCCAAGATCAGAGACGCTGGCATCAAAGCCGCCGTTGTCATCATCCACCACAACACGAAGAACGGGAACCAGCCCCGTGGCTCCAGCAACATTCAGGCTGAACCTGACACACTGCTGACGCTGACGCGGAACCAAGACACGGACCAGCTAGAACTGCGCATCCTCATGGCCCGATCCATCGACGACGACAAGGTGTTCACCTTCGACATCGTGACTGAGACATTGGGCGTCAGCAACCAAGGCTACACCATCACAGCGCCAGTGCTTCTACCGGGCGTCAGGATCGTCCCAGAAGGCGAAGATGAGGCTGTCGTGGCCCTGCGCATGGAAATGACCTACAAGCCGCTCTTTGACGCTGTTGCGGACCTCGGCACAGGCTCATGGTCTGCACGCACTGTCCACGACCACCTGAAGGAGAAGCTGGCAGGCACTGGCCTCTATGACCGCCAGATGGCGCTACGCTCAAACGCGGTCGATCTGAGTGCCTTCTACGCCAACATCTTCCCGCCGAATGGGCGGAACACAGACGGTGGCTACAACATCACAATTGAGACAGGACAGAACCGCAGCGGGCTTCCCCTTGTGCGGTTCTTCCATGTCAGGCGCTTCGCCTCTTAGTCAGTGCCGCTTGGGTTGTCGATAGTCAACTCCAGCGGCCTGAATTTGACTTTCGGCGGCTCCTCGACCAGACCCAGCGCCCGCGAAAACGCGGTGATCGGGTCTTCGTTGTCGTCGGTAAGCTGCGCCATATTGTTCTGCATCCATAGAGACAGAACCGCGTCGGCGCGCTTTACTTCCGCATCAGGAGCGCGGTTTCCGAGCAGCAGCGCCCGCATCAAGTCGGCATCTTGGATAGCGTCAGAAAGCAGTTTTTGCGAGCCTGCTGTAGTCAAACGATCAGTCAGTTTTCTACTGATGCTAGCTCCGAGGGCTGGCTCTTGGATCGTCTTTCCTTGCGAAACTGCGCGCCCTGCTCTTGCCCCAAGCATACCTGCACCAAGGGTCAGCAGTTGCCGGAACACGCCGCCAAGGATGGGGGCTTCAGTGTTTGCTCCCGCGCTCTGTTGCCAGACGCGCAATTCGTCTGCCAAAGTGCGGACATTGAGCAGTTCTTCTGGAGTGAAAAACTGTTCCATCGCGGCTACGGTGTTTGGATCGTCTAACACAGTCGCCAGTCTGGTCCCTTCTGCTGCCTTGCCAGTCGGAGTCTGATCCATCGTTTTGCGCAGAAGGTAGTCAACGGCAGACCGCCGCAGACCTTCCATTGCCTGCCCGGTCTGGTCCTGTTGCGCGATAGCCGCAAGTTCAGACGCCTCAAAAGACGGATTCTGGCTTCCGATAACAGAGTCAAACTCGCGGTTGACTTTAGAGGCCGCAAACTGGGCCTGTGGCGTCTTGGCCAGTGCTGCAATCTGCGCTTCTACAGTGGTCCCAGTTTCCTGCGCTGACCGCGCCGCCGTGATGGCGTCGTCGAACAGCTTACCGAGCGCAGGATAGCGAGTCAGCATGTCTTCGCGGCCAGCGACGTAACGCTGGGCCGAGGGCAGGCGAATGTTTCCAGATGGATCAATAGCAGCCTCAAGGAATTGACTGCGCAGATAGTCAGACGCGGCTTCGGCAGCCGGACGCGATCCACCAGTAGCCGCCTCCATCTCTCCAGCCCTGACTGCAAGAGGCTCTGCCCGCGTCCCGAGCAGGCGGCGCAGCGTGTCTTCCGGGGCAACAGCAGCGACGCCACCTCTTGTGGTGCGCAGCACGTTGCCGATGGTGCCAGTCTCGAATTTGACCGCCATGTCACGGCTGAATTGGCGAGCCACTTCAAGAGGCCCGCTGACGCCGGGAATGGCGTCCATGTCGTCAAGAATACCTGCGGCCACCATCTCTGCTGCCGTGGCAGCGCGGTCGCTGCCCGACGCACGGAGGTTACGCGCTTCTTCCAAAAGCAGCGAGCGTAGACCCTGAAGCTCTTTGACGCTGGTAGTTTTGTCCCCACGAAAGCGCCCGGTTTTCGGAGACAAAAATGTTTTGGCTCTAGCTGGCATCAAGTCAGCGCCAGTTTTTCCTAGAAAGTCTTTAGCGGCTTTGTAGGCAGCTTGGCTCTGCGTTGTCCCAGTCACCAGCGTAATCGGCACGTCGCCCCAGAGTTCGCGCTCTTTCTCTTGCGCAGTCTTATACGCCTTGTCCAGTTCAGCGCGGAACGCGATAGAGTTTTCCGCAGGGCTGCGGCCAGTACGGGGGCCAGCACGAGTCAGCGCCGCTTCTGCGTCGGCCTGCGCTTGGGCGAGCAAACTGTCGAGTTGCTGACGGTTCGTGTCGATCTGACCAGCGAAAAAGTCTCTGGCTGCGCGCACGTCGCCGGGAGCCATGCCAGTAAGCACATCTTCGGCAGCTTTCGTCGCGGCAGCGCGTTGACGGTCCCGCAGATCACGCAATTCAGGGTTAGCGCGCAGGAGCGATTGCTCCAACTCCATTAGTTTTGGCTCGCGCGGCGCGAGCATGGGCGGCAGACCAGTCATCGACGCCGCGTCCACGGCAGCCGCAGCAGCAGTCGGATCGACTACGGCACCGCGCACCGCTTCAGATGCCTGACGGAACGCCATATCCTGTGGGTTAGTAAGCCCTTGGAACACGTCTTTAACACCGCGATAGACAGGCCCAGCCATCGGAAACAAGTCAGCGACTGCGCCAGCAGTGCGCTCAATGCCGCGTCCTGCGGCGGAGACGGCAGGGCCGATGCCTGCGCCAGTCAGACCGCCAAGGAGTTCGCCGCCAGTCTGCGCCATACCTTGCACAAACGGGCTGTAGCCACCCTCGGCTGCGCTTTCTTTCGCCAGCGCACCGCCTAGACCAGCGGCCCCACCAGCAGCGAGTTCTGCGGCAGTGGCTCGCACAGGCGCAGCGGTAAACGGCGCAGAGATGAAACTGCCGACTGCCCGCGCAACCGGACCACCAACTGCTTGCGCAGCACGGGCAGCACCAAGACCGGGGACCAAGAAGCCAGCCGCCGAGCCTACGCCAGAGGCGATCTGCTCTGCGCGAGTGTCTGCGACTTCGCCTTCTTCTGCGACGTTAAGGCCAAGGCCGCGCATGAAATCGCTTATTGCAGTGGACGGCGCAGCCATCTCGTAGCCGAGCGCCCGCGCTGGCCCTCTGACTGGGTAAGTCAGCAGGTCGAGCGGAGATACCAGAGCGTCAACAGCAGACCGCGCAAGAAACGCGCCGGGAGTGCTTTCAGGTTCCGCTGGTGGGGTTTTAGGCGGTGGCGCAGAGATAATCCGCAGCTTGACTGGTCCCGTTTTCTTTTCTGTCTCGGCCATGCTGCTGCTCCTTACTCAATGACGCCTACGGTGCCGTCAGGCAGCCGGACAGTATCGCCGGGTTTCGGCTGTTCGCCTGCGGCAAGTGGGCGCTCGTTGCCGTCGGCGTCAAGGATGACGGTGCCTGCTGGCAGCACAGTTTCTACCACTTCGCCAACAGGAACCGCTTCAACAGGCGTTTCTTCTACAGGTGCGGCCTGCGGGGCCGCTGCCGCAGGCTCGTGCAGCGTCTGCAAGACGTAGTTGATGTCGTCGGCAATCTTGCGCGCTTCCTGTCGGTCTTTGACTGGGATGCTAGAGTCATTGGCGCGAGCAAGCTCGCTCTGAAGGCGACGCCGCAACGTGCTGTCAATTTCGACCAGCTTAGTCTGCAAGGTCGCAGGGGACTGTAGCGCGCCGCTTTCTGGGGCTAGTTCTTGCGTAATCAACGCCAGTTCCTGCGCAAGTACGCGCTCATTAGTTTTCAGCGCATTGATAGCGTTAGTGCGCCACGCGCTGAACCGCTGTTGCGCAGCCACAACGTCCTGCGCAATAGGCCCAAAACCAGCAAGTTCGCTTACTTGACCCAGCGTGTTTGCACCAAACTTCTGGAGAGATGCGACTGCGCCAGTAGTAGAGGGAGCGACGCTAAACACCGAAGTCGCAGGCGATTCTTCTGGCAGCGGCGGCGCAGCAGTTTCTCCAGAAATCCCAAGCCGCCCATCTTCAGCTAGCCCAAGCCCGGTCCCAGTACGCGAAGCTGTGGTCATCTCGCTTTCAAGTGCGCTGGCTCCGTACTTCTTTCTGAAGTCAGCATCAGACATACCGCCTTCGACGACTTCTCTTTGGTAGGCGTCGTTGTAGAGCCGAACAGCGGTTGGGGCTTCAACGTCTTTCGGCAGCATTTTAGTGGCCGAGTCAATGGCGTCTTTAAGCGACAAACCTCCGCGCATGAGTTGGCCGATTGTCTGTTGCAACGGGTCGTCGCTATTCAAGTAAGACTGCGCCAACTCAAGTTGGTCTGCTTCCTGCTCACGCAGTTTTTCGGCAGCCGCGACCGCCTGATTCTGAGTCAGGATTTCTGTGACATCGCCGCCTTCTTTGCCGTAAGCCACGATCTCGGCAATACGGTCTTCTGGGATACCCAACTCGACCAGAGTAGGGGCGAGCAAGTCCATTTTAGTAGCGGCCAGCAGTTTCTGTCTGTCAGCTTCTTTTTCGGCGCGAGCGATTTGGCGATCAGTCAGAAAGTCACCCATGCTCGCCGCACCAGTAGCCAGAGCAGTCGCCATAGCGGGGCTACCACCTTGTTCCAGAACCAAAGTGGCGGCGGAGCGGGCGCGCTCACGCTCTCGCATGTCCAAGACTGCTTGGCGCTTGCGGTTTTCTTGGTCGGCACGGATGTTGCTGAAATCGACAGGGCGGCCTTGGCCGAGAGCCGTCAGCCCCTGACTTGCTGCCGAGAAAAAGTCATTGCGGCGCTGCCGCTTTTCTTCTTCAGGAGTCATCTGCGGATAAAGCTGCGCAAGAAGCCCTTCGACGCTGCCGTTGCCGACGCCCAGAGTGTCGTCTCCAGTGCCGCCACCCAAACGGGAATCGCCTCCGCCACCAACCACGGCATCGACGTAGTTTAGCGTTTCCGGAAAAGGCGGAACCCCGCCGTATTGCTCAACGGCACCCGGACCAGCGTTGTAGGCAGCCGCAGTCAGCGCGGGGTCGCCGCCAAACCGCTTCGACATCGCGTTGGCGTAGAGGTTGCCGAACTGGTAGTTCAGGTCTGGATTGAACAGTAGCCGTGCGGCTTCGTCTTGAGTGCGCGCCGAGTAGTCAATGCCTTGCTCGTCGGCCAAGTCAAAGATCGACGGGACGCCGTAGCCGGGGTCCACTGCGGTCGATGGCATCACTTGAGTCAGGCCAGTGGCCCCTTTGGGCGACACCGCGTTAGGGTTGCCGCCGCTCTCCTGCTTCACCAGTCGGCGCATGAAGTCATCGGAGACAGGCTGGTCTACCAAAGTCGGAGCCATAGCAGGGCCAGTAAACGCGCCCAGCGGCTGCGCCATAGGCACAGGGCCGCGCATGACTGCGGGCTGCGCTGTCTCCTCGGTCTGTACGCCCATCTGCCCAAGGGCAGGGCCAGCAA